TCTGTCCGGCGGAGCGGTGGACTAACCCCACCCCGCGCCGCCCGTCAGCCAGCGGGACCGTGACCGCCTCCAGCGTAACAGCCGGGGCCGCTTTTTCCATTTTCCCCATTCTCATTTCCTCCCATTGAAAAGTTTACGAAGCAGCCGGATCCCGTAGCGAACCGGAATATAAACCGCCACGAATATGGCCACAAAAAGCAGGTATTTCATGCGCTGCCCTCCTATTGACATTTTAGTGGGTTTCGTTTATATTGAGGGTGCGGGGGTTACCCCCCGCCCCTCTGTCTGTTACCAGTTCAGCAATTTGAGGATTGCCGCTGTAATCAGACCGGAGATTGTGCCCGCCAGGATTGTGTCCGCCAAGACCTGCAACCTGTTGGGCTGCGCCGTCGGCTTATGCCGTCGGCGTTTTTTCTTGCCCATCTCAACCACCCCTTTCCTCTTGAACTGTCTATATTATAGTCTTTTTAGGGTGCATAATCAAGTGGCGATATGCACGAAAAAAGGTGCTGTAATTTGTCTAAAATATGCACTTTACAGGGTGCATATAAAATGATACAATGAAGCACAGAAAGGGGTGAATATTATGGCAATCAGCTACCAGGGGGCATTTGACAAAATGCAGGAAAAGGGCGTCACGACATACCGGATCCGAAAGGAAAATATACTGTCACAAAGTACCCTGCAAAAAATGAGGGACGGGAAATATGTAACGACGGAAACAATAGAACGGCTTTGCCTGCTGCTGGATTGCACCCCAAACGATTTAATGAAAATCACGAAGTAAAGACACCCCCGACGCACACAGCGCCGGGGGCGTTTCGGCGTTTGCCCTCCAGAGTGTTCAATATTTTTCGGTGCTGATTATTAACACGGGTTCGTGGAAACCTATGTGTTAATATCAAGAAAACTGCTGAACATTACCACGCGCCTGGAGGGCTGCCCATGAAAGCGTATGATTTCCACGGGAAAAGAAATATATGCGGTGACCGGATCCGGGAGGCCCGCCTGCGGGCGCGGCTGTCACAGTCTGATCTCTGCCGGCGTCTGCAACTGGCTGGTGTCATTGTGGAGCGGGACGTGATAAGCAGGATCGAAAACGGCGGCAGGTTTGTGGCTGACTTTGAGGTGGTGGTGATCGCGGACGTTCTGGAGGTTTCCGTGGACTGGCTGCTGGGCAAAGAATAGGACGGCGTGGAGTGCTGTATGCACCGCGCCGTCCATATTTTTTTGAAAGTGAGGGCACGGGCATGAAAGGATATAAGCACCTGACGGAGTTTGACCGGAACAAGATCGCCAGAATGAGAAAAGAGGGCGCCACCATGCGCGAGATCGGCGCGGCCCTGCACGTCAGCGCCGCCACCGTCTGCCGCGAGATCAAACGCGGGACATACACCTACATGAACGCGGATTATATCGAAGTGACCGAGTACATACCAGAGCGGTCACAAGCCCGCTACCGGGCCAACATGGCGGCCAAGGGCGGCCCCCTGAAAATTGGAAGTGATCGCCGGTACGCCGAAACCCTGGAGGCGCTGATTGCTGACGACAATTACAGCCCGGAGGCAGCCCTGCATGAGATTGAGAACCACCCGGAAAAGTACGGCAGCTTTGAAACGCGGATCTGCCGCCAAACCCTTTATGCCTATATTGACAAGGGAGTTTTTCTCCGCCTGACCAATAAGGCGCTGCCGTTCAAGGGTTCCCGGCGGAAGAAGAAAACCAAGCACGTCCAGCGGGCGAAACAGCAGCCCAAGGGTGAGAGCATAGAAAAGCGCCAGCCGGAGATCGACGGGCGCCAGGAGTTCGGCCACTGGGAAATGGATCTGGTGGTTTCCTGCAGGGGCGGGCATAAGTGCCTCCTGGTGCTGACCGAGCGCGTCACCCGCATGGAGGTGATCCGCCTGATCCGCGATAAATCCGCGGCCAGCGTCGTCCGTGCGCTGGACACCATGGAACGGAAATGGGGCACCCGCTTCCCGCAGGTATTCCAATCTATTACCATGGACAACGGAAGCGAGTTTGCGGACTATATCGGGATTGAACGGTCCGTATATAAACGCTGCGAGAGCAAGCGCACCCGGACATATTACTGTCACCCATACTGCAGTAGTGAGCGAGGAAGCAACGAAAAACAAAACCAGATGATCCGGCGGAAGTTCCCCAAGGGGACAAACTTTGATAAGGTTACCCAAAAAGACGTGGAGGCGGTGGAAAGCTGGCTGAACAGATACCCCCGCCAACTGCTGGGCTGGGCCTCTGCCGGGCAGCTGTTTGAGGGCTATTTGCAGACCGTCTAAAAATATTTTTTCGTTTTGTTACACTTTCCTATTGACATTTGCCCTCGAAAATGCTATCAATAAGAGTAACAAAGGGAAATCCCTTGTTACTCTTATTTTTTTGTCGCAATCGGAGGTGAAAAAGCCATGAGCGAAAAATACATTAGCCCCGCCGAACGGGAGTATATCGCCAAGGCGTGGCGCAATTACGCGAGTGTGGCGGAGATCGCCACGCACCTGGGGAAATCCAGAAAAACGATCTACGCAGAATTACGGAGAGGCCAGGACGGTGAAAAGCTGGACCGGAACCAGCGCCCTGTCTATGACCCGGAACTGGCGCAGCGCCGTTTCCAGGCTAACCTCCGACGCAGAGGCAAGCCCCAGCAGGCGGGCACCTGATACAGACGCGAGAGGAGAACGCCATGGACGACAGAAGCACAGCCATTTCTGCGGCGGAGGTGGCGGACGACAGGGCGGAGATCGCGGCGGCGGTCAAAGTGGCCAAGGCTTTCCGGGACAAGCTGGAGGCCGCCGGGATCTCCTACCACAAATTGCTGGCGCTGGAGGAAGCGCGGCGCGACATGAACGACCTGGCCCACCATATCCTGCTGGGCTGGGAGAATGGGGAGGGCTTTCCACATGAATGAAAACACCATGCTGGTGCCACAGATGGGCATAAACACGGAGCAGGCCACGGCGAACTGTGAGGAACTGGCCAAGGCGATCCGCGAGATTACGGCGGGCGTTCTGACCACGGTAAACAGTTTCTGCAGATGGATCCAGCGGGTGGCGGCGGAGGTGGCAGCACAGCAGGAAATGGAAATGGCGCTGCGCTGGGCGTCGGTTGACAACCGCCCGCTTTATAACCGCTACCGCCACACCAAAAAGAAGCGGATCCGCAAGAAGTACGCCAAGCGGATCCTGGAATGGTACAGAACGGAGGTGGCCCCGTGTTGAGGCTGAAAGCCAACAAAACCAGCCTTTACAATCTGGTGGCGACATACAAGCCCATGCCGGGTATGCGCCGCGTGGATTTCAAGAAAGCGAATGGCCGCCCGGACTACTGGCTGGAATGGACGACGGACGACGGCCACACGAAAGCGTTTCTTTCCTCCTCCCTGGGGCACCCGATCCTGACGATCACGACGCACGACGCGGCGGGCGGGCAGCTGTACCATGAGGCGCACCGCCTTTCCGTTGAGGGCCTGCGGGAGCGCGGCATGGTGGAGGAAGTCACCACCGCCATGGAGAGGAGGCGGCAGGCACATGGCAGAGCGTAACGACATGACCGCGGCCCTGGTGACGGCCTACACCTCCCCGCAGCTGGCCGCAATCAACGAATACATGGAGGCGGAAAAGGCCGTCAGGGCTGCGGCTGAAATATTAGGGCTTGACGCGGATCTGATGATTGCGGAGGCGGAGGGGCTGGCACGGGCTACGACATTTTCAAACGTGGAGGCCCTTTATTTCGTGGCAGATCAAGCCGCCAGCGGAAAGCGGGAGGTGAACGGCCATGCCTGACCATATCCCCCTCCCCGCCAAACAGTACAGCGTGATCTATGCGGATCCGCCGTGGGCATATTCCCAGGGAGGGAACACGAAAAGTTCCCACGGGATTGCAAAACAGCATTACCCAACCATGACCACCGCGGAAATATGCGCCCTGCCGGTCCGCGAAATCGTCCGAGAGGGGGCAGCCTGCTTTATGTGGGCAACGTTCCCAAATATCACGGAGGCCATAAAGGTCATGGAGGCGTGGGGCTTTACATACAAAACCGCGGCTTTCGTGTGGGTCAAAAAGAACCGCAAGCAGGGCGGCAATTTCATGGGGCTGGGTGCCTACACCCGCGCAAACGCGGAGGTCTGCCTGCTGGGCGTCACGCCGGGCTTTAAGGCAAAGACGCAGATCCGCGCCCACAATGTCCACCAGATTATAGAAGCCCCGTTCGAGGGGCACAGCAAGAAGCCGGACGAAACCCGCCAGCGGATCGTGGAACTGCTGGGCGACGTGCCCAGGCTGGAAATGTTCGCCCGCCAGAGGGCTGACGGCTGGGACGCCTGGGGCAACGAAGCCCTGGAAGCATAGGAGGAACGGCAAATGTCTGATTTTTTAGAAAGAAACGGCCAGCGGGACATGACCGCCCTTTTCAAAAATCTGTTTCTGGCCAGCGTCCACCGCAACGGCGCGGAGGAACTGCTGGAGCGGCTGGAGAATGAAACGGACTTTTTCGAGGCACCGGCGGGAGCCAAGCACCACGGCGCTTTCCCCGGCGGCCTGGTTATTCACAGCCTGAACGTTTATTACCGCCTGCGGGAGATCACGATCCGCGACCTGACGAAAGAGGGCGCGCCGGGGCCTGCCACCCTCTCCGAGCAGGAGGAGGAAACCGTGGCGATCCTGGGGCTGCTGCATGACGTGTGTAAGGCTGGCGTGTACCACGCCGAAACCAAGCGCCGCAGGAACCCGGAAACGGGTGTGTGGGAGGACTACCTGGGCTATACGTTCCGGGACCCCCTCCCGCTGGGGCACGGAGAAAAGAGCCTGTACCAGATCGCCCGCTTTATCCGCCTGGAGGATCACGAAGCCCTGGCAATCCGCTGGCACATGGGAGCCTATGACGCGGCGGCACACACAGACCTGCGGGACCTGTCCGCAGCCATGGACGCAACGCCATGGGTGTGGCGGCTGCATGAGGCTGATATGTGCGCCGCCCATATTGACGAAAGGGGCACGGACGAATGACAAAGCTGTTATGTAAGCCCTGCGCCGTCGATCTGGCGGCCAGGGGTAAGACTGTAAAACCCGTCGCGCAGAGGTGTGAGAAAATCACCTGTTCGGAGTGCGGACGCCGCCGGTTCGGTATCACCTATGAGGTGACCGGGCGGGCCACCAAAAAAAGGAGGTAACGAAGAAATGAGCCAGAAAGGCGAAAAATATGCCCGCCGCATGGAGCGGCGCGTGGACAAGCTGGAGCAGGACGTGGCGGCCATCACCACCGAGCAGACCACCCAGGGGGTGCGGATCTCTGCCGTGGAGGACGATCTGGCCGTTTACCG